GGATGTAAATTGATAATTTGAATTGCTCACCATACCAACAATAGGCTGATTAGATACAAAGTTACCAGAGATGTTTGTTAGGTGCAGCTGGCCATTACCAAACTCAACTACTTTGCCGGTAGCCGTAGACATCTTAGCATTGTAACCCTGGTACACAATCTCACCAATTTGGTATTCACCAACACCTGTGTGTGCCATATTAAAGATAACTTTATCTTGTGGTGTAATCTCGTTATATATGTTAGTGATTGAAGTGTGAATCAATCCAGCAGAGGAGATTTGACCAAACACATAACCTTTGACAGTAAAGTTGAGCGTCCAGATAATTGTTCTAGTATCAGAATCTCTGGGACCTTCATATGTTGTTTCATGCGTGGTGCTATTTAACACCACAGGTATTTCTTTAACAATACCCATCTCAGGTACCAGATTTAATTTAATCGTGTAGTCTGGTGTAAAGTATGGCAGAATATGCTCAATGACTTGTGTGCCATCTTCAATGTTACGCACATAGAGATACAGATTAAAATCAAAATTGTATGGTACCGGATTATATTGTGATACGGTTCCACCGGTCGTCTGAGCAAAGCTTTTAAAATTGGTATTCTGTTTTCTAGTGGGATCGTAAGTAAGACCCACCATTTCAAAAGATAAGCGTGGTAATGTGAGCTGTACCTTTTTGTCCAGCGTAGGATCACCCTCAAGCCTTTGCACATAGAGTTCTTTAGGAGCGTAAGCAATAGGAACAATAAAGCGCTCGGCTTCCGTGTTATCAGGATTGTACCGAACTAATGTGATGTCATTGAATAGATTACCAAAGCCTACAACAAGCTTACGAACAATTCGGTTATATGTTACATTAGCCATTAAATACTTCCAAATGGGTTAGTTTCGGATAAATCCAAAATCTCGTTAGCAGAGGTGTTAATGTATTTGTTATCATACACCTCTTTATTAGCAGGAGCTTCCAACGGATCAAAGCTAGCCAACATATACTGAGCACCACTCAGCGTACCAACAATAGGAATATTATCAATGAATTCACCAGCAATATTGGTGACTGATAATGTATTTGATGATGGAATCCAAGACTGTACAATTGCAACTGCGGTAGCATTGGCTTGTGTCATGTCGGCAGCTTGATACACAACCTCTTGTAAATCATAGAAACCAATACCTTCACCAACATTAAGGTGCAATGTGTATGCTGAATCGGTAACCACAGAATCAATATCAGAAATACCAGTAGCAATAATTTCTTGTGAATACTTGAACTTCTCTAGTTCCAATTCATAGAAGTATGGAACCTTCCGGCCCAACATGAAGAAGTCTTTGGTCTGATTGGTGAACTTAATCTCAAACAATTCTCCGGTACCATTGAGGAACGGAATATAGATTAAGTCACCTTCTTGTGGCCGAGTAACAACACCGTATTGTAAATTTGGTGTTTCAACTTTCTGAGGCACACGCTGAGAGAATGTTCTTTTGGAAACAATGACGCTAACATTGTTTTTAATTTCAAGTCCAAACTTGGAAAAGAACTCACGCTCACCTGCGTATTCTAGTGCATTAGACAGATAGAGTTCCAGCTGGAATGCTGCTTGAAAATGCTTGACAGGATCTTCACCATAGAGCAAGTCACGAGCTTCATTGTTGATATTTGGGAGATAGTACGCTTCAAAACCCATTATCTTAATGGATTCTACAATGAGGTCTTCAATTACCCTTTGCTCAGGGAGACTTCCATAATTATTAAAATACTGTGATACGGCCATGGTTCATTCCTTTTTATTAGTTCATGAACCATTCTAGCGGCGCACCGTAATTTGTTTCCATTTCCTTTTCTAAGCGCTCAATCTCCTCACAAGCTTCAGTATAGATTGTCTTACCATCCAGCGTAACACCGCCTGGCAGCTGGAGACCGGCAAACTTGGACAAATTATTACCCCAAGTCCGCTTGATTAAAGCGGTGCAATATTCTTTCATCCAACGATCCGACCACACCAAATGATAAACATCCGGATTAATCAGAGCATAGGCCTCAGATACCACAACTTGACCTACCGGAGCCTCATAATCACCCCAAGCCCAATCAATGTATAACCTTTGCATATGTCTTTGGAAACGAATAGGAACTTCTCCAGTAAACATAATCTCTAAGGAACGAAGATGCTGTTGAGTGAGTGTATAATTGATGTAGGACGCACTGGTAAAATCATACAATTCGTTGAGTCTCAGTTGGTACCGGAGGTCAAACATATTGATGTTGGCTTGGGAGTCTGAAAGTGGAAATATGCGAGTGATACCGGCTAACTCAATAGCGTTACCATCTCCGTCTACCGCTTGAGTTGCGTCCAGGTATTTGTTATCTACATCAGTTTGAGTGATGTAGTGTACCCAATAGACCTTTTGAAGTCCATCAAAGTGGTAGTCTTGCCAGTATTGCAATGCGTCATCTATTCTGTCTTGAACCTGCTGGTCATCTACGTTGATTTCAATTACAGGAAAGCCTAACCGTCTTAAACAGTAATCCGTAAATTCTTGGCGATTGTTAATAGTCGCCATAATTTTATCCTAAAGCGATAGAGAGTGCCAGACCAGAAGCGACTGCAGCTTGAATTGCTTGATAAACAGCATTTGATGTTGCTGCATTAGCACTAGAAGTAGAAGTAATAGAATCACTAAGCGTAATAGAGCTACCACCGGTGGAGATTGGGCTACCATTAGCAGCGTAATACAGACCATTGGTGTAAATCTTATCCGAGTATACGTTACCGGTTACACCTAAACCACCAGCTACCGTCAACGCACCAGATGTATTGGAACTTGAAGCAGTATTGGCCGCATTAAATGTAGACACCACATTGGATGCCATGTAACCACCAGAGAATACTTTTACAACTGTACCAGGTGTGTAAGTACCAATCAGAATATTGGAACCATTTGAATACAGATAACCGTCACCAGGATTAGCAGCAGTAAATCCATTTAGCACCACATTGTATGAGGCGCTTGTGATACCCATATCAATGTAGTTATTGCTATCAGTACCTTTGTTGTTATACAGAGCTAAGTCTGTAGAACCGTTTGATGTATTGGCAAAGTTTTGTACAGCAAGTTGAACTGATTGGTCAGTATTTGCTGTAAACAATCCCATTGAATACAGGTGATTGAATGTATTAGCAAGGTCACCAGCAGTAGAACTTTGTGTTACGATTACATTGGAAGAACCACCTGTAATCTGTAACGAACCGGTCATTGTATCGCCAGTTTTTGCTACCTTATTATTGGCATATAATGAAGCTGAAGCGGCATTGTTGATTGCTGTGTTGGCGTAAAGACTTGCACTGGCAGCATTATTAATACCGGTATTGGCAAATATAGCAGTAGAGTTACCTTGATTGTATGCAGCCTGCGCTAGAGTGATACCAGTATTTGCATATTGGCTGGCACTAGCAGCATTGTTGATACCTGTATTTGCATATTGGCTAGCTGATGCCGCATTATTCAGAGCAGTATTAGCGTAAACAGAAGTACTGTTGTGAGCATTATAAACAGACTGTGCTAATGTAATACCGGTATTGGCATATTGACTTGCTGAAGCGGCATTATTAAGTGCTGTGTTGGCTACTGTAGCGGTACTATTACCTTGATTAAATGCAGCCTGTGCCAGAGTAATACCGGTGTTAGCATATGTGGATGCTGAGGCTGCGTTATTGATACCTGTGTTAGCGTATGTAGCGGTAGAGTTACCTTGGTTAAATGCAGCTTGTGCTAGTGTGATTCCGTTATTAGCATACAAGCTAGCCGAGGCAGCATTATTGATACCAGTATTTGCGTATAAAGAAGCAGAGTTAGCGGCATTCCAAGCAGCCTGACCAATAGCACCATTTGATGCAGCTTGTGTTCTTGTAGCAATGTAATCTGTTGAAGTACCAGTATTGATTTCCCAAGCCTGTTGTGCTTCATTCCAAATGATTGCTGCGTTGGCTGATGAACCACGATTGATTGTTATATAAGCATTTTGTGTTGGTGCTAAAGTAGAACTTAATGAAGCATTCAGAATAATATTGTTATTCTCTACATCCAAATTCTGAACATTAGCATGGAATGCTGTACCAGTAACAGTCAAGTTACCAGTGATTGTGGTGTCACCTGTAATTGTACCACCAGAAGAACTAAACTTAGAGTTAGCAACTGTAGCAGTACTGTTCTGTGCATTGTAAGCAGCTTGTGCTAAAGTCAATGCAGTATTGGCATATGTACCAATTGAAGAAGTTACTGTGTTCTGATAGTTGTCAATGTTTTGTAAAATGCTTACATTGGAACTTAAATATGTCAGAGCATTGTTAGCATACAGAGAAGCAGATGCCGCATTGTTAATACCGGTGTTGGCGTATTGGCTTGCTGATGCAGCATTATTAATTGCTGTATTAGCATACTGTGATGCTGAGGCTGCATTGTTTAAAGCAGTATTGGCACCAGCAGCAGTACTATTTTGAGCATTATAAGCAGCTTGTGCCAATGTGATACCAGTATTTGCGTAAGTAGAAGCAGATGCTGCGTTATTAATACCTGTATTGGCATAAAGACTGGCTGAAGCAGCATTGTTTAATGCCGTATTGGCTACTGTAGCAGTTGAGTTGCCTTGATTGTATGCAGCCTGTGCTAAAGTGATACCAGTATTAGCGTATAATGAAGCAGAAGCAGCATTATTGATACCTGTATTGGCGTAGACAGCGGTACTATTGCCTTGATTATAAGCAGCTTGTGCAATAGTTACGCCACTATTAGCATAACCTGATGTACTGTTTGCCGCATTGAAAGCTGCTTGAGCTAATGTGATACCGGTATTGGCATATTGGCTAGCTGATGCTGCGTTATTAATGCCTGTGTTGGCATATTGAGAAGCAGAAGCGGCATTATTAATACCTGTATTAGCATACAAAGAAGCACTAGCTGCATTATTTAAAGCAGTATTAGCGTAAACAGAGGTGCTATTATGAGCATTATAAACAGACTGCGCTAATGTAATACCAGTATTAGCATAAGTGCTAGCTGAGGCGGCATTATTAATTGCTGTGTTAGCATATTGACTTGCTGATGCAGCATTGTTAATAGCCGTATTAGCATATAACGAAGCACTTGCTGCGTTATTGATACCTGTATTGGCATAGGTAGCAGTAGAGTTACCTTGATTGAAAGCTGCTTGAGCTAAAGTGATACCAGTATTAGCATACTGAGAAGCAGATGCTGCGTTATTGATAGCCGTATTAGCATACAAAGAGGCACTAGCAGCATTGTTGATACCAGTATTAGCATAAAGACTGGCTGATGCTGCGTTGTTTAATGCTGTGTTGGCAACAGTAGCAGTAGAGTTGCCTTGGTTAAATGCAGCCTGCGCTAATGTAATACCTGTGTTAGCATAGGTACTGGCGCTAGCGGCATTATTAATAGCAGAATTGGCATACTGACTTGCACTAGCGGCATTGTTGATACCTGTATTAGCGTATTGACTAGCTGATGCCGCATTATTCAGAGCAGTATTAGCATAGGTAGCAGTAGAGTTACCTTGATTGAAAGCGGCCTGCGCCAGAGTAATACCATTGTTGGCATACAAGCTAGCTGAAGCGGCATTATTGATACCGGTGTTAGCATAAGAACTAGCAGACGCAGCATTGTTAATTGCTACGTTAGCATATGTGGACGCTGAAGCTGCATTGTTGATTGCTGTGTTGGCGTAAATGGCAGTAGAGTTCTCTGCGTTATAGGCAGCTTGTGCCAGTACCAAAGCAGTATTAGCGTAGGAGGATCCGGAGGAACTCTGTGAAGCAATATCAACACCATTGGCTACAAATGTATTAGCAATCACATTACCTGTTTGGAAGGTACCCATTGTGATACCGGTAACAGGACCATTAAATGGATCGGTTGCCTTACTGAAATATGTTAGATAACCATTGGAATCTACACGACCCAAGAAGTCATTACCATCACCACCAGTTGAAGCATTGTAATAGTGGTTTGTAATACCAATATTCAGACCATCATCAGTTGTTAATGGTGCCAGTCCAGAAGGAGTATGAATACTAATAATAGCATTGGATACACCGAATGTATTAGCAGTAACGATAGATGAGTTGCTAAGTAATGTTAAGTTACCAGTAACAGTTAAGTTCTGAGAGATAATAACATTACCAGAGATTGTGCCGCCAGCGGAACT